GCCGTGTTGATAGCCCCTAGCGTTTGATCGACTGTAGCGACAAAACTTCCGTAGTCCAAACCAATTGGAACGGTAGGCCGCACCATGATTTCGCCGTTTGTGGCGTCTACGGTAAGCACCGCAGCGATAACAATCACACCATTGGGTGCCGTTGGGCGCACATTAGTAAGCAAACCCGCTGTTGTCGGGGATGCGTACAAAATATCGCCCACACTCCACGTCTCTGCCCCGGGGCCCGTGGTGTCTATGCCGCGGACTTTTCCATACACAGTGATCGGGCCAATATCTTGATCCGGCATGTCGTGCGTGGCTACACCCACAAAATACAGCTCGTTTGCCGTGTTGTTGGCAATAAAGGGCGCAACTTTGATTTCGCCGTTTACCCCAACAAAACCTACGACTTCGCCATTGTTGATTTGGCTGCCGGTGTCGTTTTTGACCCGCATGTAGGTCTCAAAACCCACCTGCTGGACAACTCCGTCGCCCATCGTAATGTCGACCGTCTCTTCGTTGAGGTTCCAAGCCATCTGGCCGCGGTCCACGTTTCCCGTGGATTGCGTCAATGTCAGCTCTGTAGCCCGCCAAGGGCCCGGGTTGTTGACCTGCTGCAAAAACACAGAAAAGGCCCGCATGATCTCGGCTTGATACCGCTGATCGTATTCCGCGGGAGCCCCCGGGAAGTATGGAAGTACAAGGCCCCGGCTCATCTGCGACCATCCGGTCTTAGTTCGACACGCGGAGTGCCCAAACGCCAGCCTACGCCAGTCTCGGCAGAGGAAATCTTAAACGCAAACGACCTGCCGCGCAGACGTATCCGCACCTCGTCGGTAAACTGCTCTACCGGAACAGTAGCCGTTCGAGTAACCGTGCTTGCCGTCGAAGACGTATAGGCCGCGCCGGGGAAGTTCCTGGTTTCCAAAGTCATAGAAACAAGCGGTGACGGCGCATTTGAACCATCAAACGTGACGTCAGGGATAAGCCTACTCAAGAAGACAAATTGGTCGCCATTACCAAGCGACATCTGGCTGCTTTCAATGTAGGAACTGACCGCAACCGGCGGGTTTACGCTGCCGTCGTCTTGACCAAACTCGTGGAAGTACAGATAGCCGTCCAAACTTGCCGCTATCGGATACTGGTTAATACCACGATCCAGCCAGACTGAACGGGCCATTGATCCGTAGTACCACGCCTGTTCTTTGTAGTTATAAACGACGTAGCGGTCAATATTGTCTGAATCGGCAGACGGGTAGAACCACCAAATTTCGGAAAAGGAAGAGTTTACGCCGCAAGTAACTTTTTCTTTCTGCGACACGTTGAAGTCGTTGAACACATAGGCCCGCACAGAGCAAGGCAGCTTCTGAACTTGACCTGTGTACAGGTAGAACTCTTCGTCGCCCATCCAGAACACAAAATCGTCGACAGCAATGGCCGCCAGAGGGCTGGCAATCGTGATGTTTTCCGAGATGGACTGGATACCAAAGGTAAACGGCGGGCCTAAATACTGCATCGCGTGAAGCGAAACGTCCGTAAACACCAGAATTTGCTGGCGTGTTTCGAGGGCCGTGATAATTTCAGACCCATTACCAATCCGTAGGTCACCAGCCGTATTTGTAGCCGTAGACGACCAAACCAGCGGGTTTTCTTGGTCGGAAAACCGAATCAACAACGGGTCTTGAGTGCCAATATCGTTTTGCGGATCGCAGCCAAACACAATAACGTGCCGGTCGCGGTCCGAAATCAGGACTTGCTTGGCAATCGTCGGAGTCGCCGCGTCTGCACCACCCAAGTCTGAAAGCGCCACGGCCCGTGCAAAAGGTGCCGAGCTAGTCGATTTATCCCAGTAGTAAATACCGCCGTTGCGTATGTTGATGATCAGGTCTTCGCCAAAGTTATCGTGGCTCCAAATACGCAACGTATCGCCGATAGCGGTCAAAGAAGCGCCCGAACCCCACGCACCGCGGGACCAAGTACCTGCGCCCCAGCCTGTACCGGCAACCGTCGTATCTAGACCAGTTAGCACCTGATAAGTGCCAACTACTGCCGCGCCGCCGTTGCCGGTGTCAGACGCGTCGGCTAGAACGGGGACCGGCGTATATTGGCCATTTACTGTTATGCTTACAACCGGATTTACTTCGCGAGCGACAATCTCATAGGAGTTGCCATTTAAGATGTTGGTGATCTGATACTCTTGGTTCAGCACGTCCGCCGTGATGTTACCGCCAAGACTGACCGCGCCAGAAAACGTCACAAAATCGTTCTCTTGTGCGCCGTGGTTCGTGTCGGTTACCGTCAGCGTCGAGGAGCCGTTAGTCGCGGCAAACGTGACATCGCCCGCAGCCGTCGTTTCGCGGATGGGCGTGATGTCGGCGTAAGCGCCGCCTTCACAAATGTAGTATTTAAGATGGGTGCCGACGCCAAGATAGCTAGTGCCGTCCAACGCCACAAAAGGATGAAGCGCCCGACAGGTGCCCAAGAAGCTTCTGCCGGACGTTTTTTCCCAGCCCCCAATCTTTTCAGGGGTGCCAAAACGAAACCTTACTTTGTCACAGTCAAACCAGCCTCCTTCGTTGGTATACGAAGTCGTCTCTCGGTTTACTCCGGGTCGGAACTGTAACTTGGTGAATGGCATTTCATCAATTCACTGATTCTGGGGGTTCTTCAACGGCTAGCGACTGTTTGAGCATCCCAACAAAGGCATCCTTGCCGACGCGGAGCTGGTCAAGGTTGAACTGCGCCGAAGCGAGTTTCCTCTCCAAGTCAGCGATGTGATTGACCATCATCTGCTGCTCCGCGCTCATGTCCTCGTACTGGTGCTCAACGTCGTCGATCATAATGGGGGTCTTTTCATTTTTTCCCATTTTTCGCTCCTATGTTATGTGGCGGTTAAGCTGCCCACGGGGTGCCACTACCCTCCGTAGGATTTTGAATTAGCTGTAGCTGTGCGGCTACATTCGCCTCAATAGAGGCAACCTCGTCAGCACCAAGGGCGTCCTTCGTCCACTGAAGTGCCTGCGCCTCGGTGATATCGGCATAGGGCGTAAAGTTCGACAGGTCATCCGTGGGGATACCCACAGAGCCGTAGACCCGTGCCTGATTACCGGAGGCATCTTTGTCGATGCACTGCCAATGAGAGTTGTTGACCACGTCAGATTTGCCGTCGAGAGACACAGCGTAATCAAGTTGTACGATAGACCAAGTGATTGCCATTTGTTTTGCTCCTTATCCTATAGGGTTCCAACCCGAATTGTCCGGGTCGATTTCGTCGAGCCACGCATCACGCAGCTTTGGGTCTTCCTGCATATGTTCCTGCCATTGCCGCTCATTGATCTGGCCGCTGCGGTAACAGGCGATGAGAAGTTCTTGCTCGGTCATCACAGCGCCGCAATCATAAATGCGAGGAGTTCATCGTACCGGATTCCGTAACGCTCACCAGCTTCGAGGCCCAGTTTAATTACGTTGCCTTCATCGTCTGTTTCTTCTGGCTCCGCTTCCCACGTATCGTGGCACAGCAGCGCATAGCGTGTGGCGTCAAGACCTTCTGCCGCAAATGCCGCGATAACTTCCTGTGCAATCACGCCGACATGGATGCGTGCATCGTCGCCTTTGAGCGCAACCGCATCATTGTATTTGAACTTTTTAACGAGCCCTTTGAGCGCGACAGCGACGCGCCGCTCGGCATCATCAAGATTGGCAACCTGCTGCTTTTCTCGTTCGTCGGACGTGTTGATAGTGCCGGTTGCGGCGTAAACGACCGACCAGCGGTACGAGGCTGATCCAAGCGTTTGCGTGTTGTCACCGCCGGGACGCAAGACACCGCCGCCTTCGATAATCAGACGTTGAATTGCATCTGTTGTAAATACGAGCGCATCAGCACCACTGTTATACAGCCAGCTTTCGCCGTTACTGCGTCGGCTAATCAGGAAGTTATTGGCAGACCCTACGTTATTAACATAGATGTCAGTGTTAGTTGCAGCCGTTAGCTGATAGAAGTTTGCTACGGGTGCCGTTGTACCACGTACATCAAGTTTGAAGGTTGGAGATGTAACACCAATACCGACGTTACCGCTGCTGTCTATTGTTAATCTTGTATCACTAGCTAAAGAACTCCATGAAGATGCAATTTTGTACTTGTTGCCATCACTATTATCTACTCCCGCAGACCAACCATATTCACCAGCAATATCATAAGAAATGAAAGGATCACCCCCCGCAGACCCAGCAGTTCTTAGTAGAAGAATAGAGTGTGCAGTAGTAGAAGCATTATTAATATTGTTTAGATAGATCGTAGGTAGATCGTTATTATCCGGATTAGTGTATGAACTACCAGAACTATATATGTGTAGTTTTACAGCAGGACTGCTTGTACCAATCCCCACATTCCCAGCAAAGGCGTTATCAGCATTACCAGCAGCAAAAAAGTTGTAGCGACCTGTGCCAGCGGCAATGGCGCTGTAGAAACCGTAGTTGGTGGTAGCGCCTGTTAAGCTGCTTTCCGCAACAAAACCAAACTGATTGGTGACTGTTGAGCCAGCACCAATTGTTCCCATGTTTGCGTAGAAGTGTCTTAGGTTCCCAAGAGTGAACGCTGTCGCTTGAGTTGATGGAGACGATTGAACCGAAGCGTATGCGCTTGTTACATCTGATTGAATTTGACCGTCAATGTAAGAGCCATACGAAAATGCAGACCCAGTGACGTTTTTGGAAATTCTTAGCGAAACACCTGTAGTCGGAGTCGTCCCAATGTTGACGTTACCGCTGCTGTCGATGCGCATACGTTCTATCTTAGTACCGGACGGGGACGTTCCGAACACCATGTAGCCGCTTGTGTTATCGTAGTAGATGTTCCCGCGAACAGTTCCGCCGCTGTCTAAGAAATCAATCCAGCCGCCACCGGAGCTAGTGTTCTGAATAGCGATTCCGGGACTTGGTCCTGCCGTTTGGAGACGGTACGTCGGCGAATCCGTACCAATACCGACATCGCCGTTGCTGGTGATGCGCACTTTTTCAGATGTAACAACTCTTGAGTCGTTACCTGTCCCATTGGTGCCGACATTAAACGAGAGATACTCAGTACCCCAAGCACTGCCGTTAAATCCGGCGATAATATCTGCGGTTCGTCTAGGCCCATCGTCCCCAGTATTCTCAAAGGTGCTGTAAAGTGCAAGGTCAGCGTCTTCACCTTGCGCCAAACCGGGCGTTGAAAATGCCGCCGATGATGTACTTGTTCCGGCTTTTCCACCCCATACCGCAAGTTTTCCATATGTACTAGGCGAAGTCGTCCCAATTCCAACGTTACCGCTGCTGTCGATACGGATACGTTCATCCATAGAAAGAGCCGAACCAGCAGCACCATTAGGCGGTGCAGTTTGTATAACTAGTACACCGCCATCATTCCTGAGTACCCAGCCACCCTGAGAAGCTACAGAGTTTTTCCAACCCGCATTGTAGTAAGCACCCCCAGCAAAATAATCGCCATCGCTGCTTACTACGACACCGCCGCCATCAACATTAAATTTTGCAAGAGGTGACGAAGTACCAATTCCAACGCTACCAGCAAAGGCGTTATCAGCAGTACCAGCAGCATAAAAGTTGAAGCGACCTGTGCCAGCGGCAATGTTGCTGTAGAAACCGTAGTTGGTGGTAGCGCCTGTTAAGGTGTTTTCCGCAGCAAAACCAAACTGACTGGTGACTGTTGAGCCAGCACCCATTGTTCCCATGTTTGCGTAGAAGTGTCTTAGTTGCCCAAGAGTGAACGCTGCCGCTTGAGTTGATGGAGACGATTGAACCGAAGCGTATGCGCTTGTTACATCTGATTGAATTTGACCGTCAATGTAAGAGCTATACGAAAATGCAGACCCAGTGACGTTTTTGGAAATTCTTAGCGAAGCACCTGTAGTCGAAGTCGTCCCAATGCCGACATTGCCTGCGCTGGTGATGCGCACACTTTCGTTGGAAGCGCCAGAACTGACGATAAAGTCATTGGCATATATAGAAATATTTTTCCACGCAACACCCGGCGCAACTGCGCCAATAACCACTCCGGAGGTATCGTTATATGAAATACCGAGCGCACCGGAACTATCAGTTGCGCCACCAAATACCGCCGTCCCTGAGGTCCAATTACCACCCCAAGAAAAAGATGTTGATAGGGCGACGTGGGCCTTCCCTGCTGGAGAACTCGTCCCGACTCCAACCCGATTATTCGTGCTGTCCACGTAGAGCGTGTTGGTGTCTACTGTGAGATCGCCCGTGGCAGAAAGCGTCGTAAACGCCCCACTGTTAGGGGTCGTCCCGCCAATCGTGGTGCCGTCAATCGCACCGCCGCCGATGTCGACAGAGTTCGAGATAAACGACGTGATCGTCACAGCACCCGTGCTGTTCGCAATCGAACCCGCCGCAGTGCCGTCGTTAGCTTTGATGTTGGTAATCTCAAGGTTTGTTGCGTTAATCCCATCGTCCTTGAGCAACACGCCGTCAACCGTCACACCGCTGCCCGCAGTGGTTTCGTTGACTGTGTTAGTCGTGATCGCCTGACCGTTGTTGATAATCAGGTTGTTCGCGCCAGAAGTATTTCCGTTGGCCAAAATCTCAGAAAGCGTATCAACCGTACCAACTTGACTGTCCACATACGCTTTGATCGACTCGGATGTCGAAAGCTTCGTTGCAGAAGCCGCGGCCATCGTGTCGTCATCAATGATGCCGTCGACAGTGGTCGAGGCATTGACCGTCAGGTTCGTGTTAGCCGTAAGCGTAGTGAATGTGCCTGCCTTCGGCGTAGTACCGCCAATGACCGCTTCGACCGTACCATCGTTAATGTCCGCTGTGCCTGCGCCAAGCGTGGGAGTGTACAGTTCAGTAACGCGGAGTTTTTGGAAGACGTCAGTGACCGTGGCACTCGCGCCACCACCATCAAATTTCAGAACAACGTCGTAACCGGCAGGGATTTCAAAGTCGTTTGCCGCGTTATATGTGCCTTGGAAAACAAAAACAGAGCGGCTGCCGGACAGGCTGTTTCGGAAGAAAACAATCTTTTCAGCGTCATTTGGACCGAGCTGGACATATGCGTTAGCGCCGAGATCGCCACCGTCGACAAATTCGATCCACTTGTTGCGACCATCAGAGGTAGCACCGTTGTCGATAGTCAGCGTATTAGGCGACCCAGAAGTGCCTGCCGATGCAAGGGTTAAAGACAAGACACCGTTGATAGCTTGGTCAATGATGTCAAAGTTGACGTTTGTGGTATCACCCCAAGTACCCGACTGTTCACCGGTGGCTGGTTTCTCGATACCGAGGTTAACTGTATAGGTGCTTGGCATCTTTTTGATCCTTTACGCCGCTATTCGCGTCCAATTGGCATTCTGTGCTGGCGACTTCTCTGACCACGTTGGGCTTTGACTTGGTGTCGTACTGCTATACCCCGGATTTTGATTTGGTGCCATACTACTATACCCCGGATTTTGATTTGGTGCCATGCTACTATACCCCGGATTTTGGTTTGGAACAATCCGGCCATATACAAGTACATCACCTACAACGGTTGTCGCACTTACGCCTGTTACATTCACAGTAGCATGAGCATTAATGCTAACACTACCAACTCTTCCATTTGCGGCAACGCCGCTAACGTTAATATTCTGGGAAGCAGATACGGAAACAGAGCCAACGTTACCTGTGGCCGCAAGGCCCGTAACAGGAACGTTCGCTTCCCCATCTACCGAAGCTTGGCCGACTTGAGCGGTAACCGCGATGCCTATCGGATAGACATTTGCTTTTGCTACGACCGTGACTGATCCAACAGAACCCGTCGCTTCCAAGCCTGTAACCGGAACATCAGCATCGGCTTCTACGCTTGCGGAGCCAACTGCGCCTGTACCGGCTACTCCCGTAACATTGACGTTTGCATCTGCGGTGACCGTTACGGAGCCTACGCTGCCGGTAGCGGACAGTCCGGTTGGGTAGACGTTGGCGTCAGCCGTTACGCTGACGGTTCCGACTTGGCCTGTACCGGATACTCCAGTAACGTCTACGTTGGCCTCGCCGATGATGCTAACAGACCCAATCTGGCCTGTCGCAGAAACTCCCGTTACGGCTACATTGGCTTCCGCAACTACCGTTACGCTACCAACATTCCCGTTTGCCTGTAAACCCGTAACCGGTGCGTTTGCTTCAGCAACGACCGTGACCGAGCCTACAGAACCCGTGAGATACGGAAAACCGCTCTGGGACCACGGGCCTTCGCCCCAACCAGAGCGGCCCCAGCCGCCGATTGGAACGATAACATCAGCCATTACGCTATCCGAATAATCGCATTACTTGCGTCTGCGGTCGGAAACACAATGGTGAAGTCACCGGCGGTGGAGGTTTTATCCCCACCGAAATCCAATACCACAACAGCCGGGTTGCTCACCGAGATTGAGGCGGTATTTGGAGTGGTGTTATAAATCAACGCGCCGCGAGCAGTAATGGTTGCAGTCGAGAAGGTTTCGTCAGCAAAATCGGTCAGAGCCGTCGTGCCAGACGTCGTCGGATTGACGTTCGTCAAAGCCTGACCGCCCGCCGAATAGCCAGTGCCGCTGGTCTCGTTCGTTGCCGAATACGCAGTCGTCGCCGCATTTAGCGTCGCCGAGCTGGTATACAGCGCGATGTTAAAGGTATCCCCCGTAGAGGCATCAAAATCATGCACACCATAAAGCAGTTCTTGCTTGAAGGATGTACACATGTAGTTTCCTGAGAAAGCCATGTCACAGTCTCCTTATCAACTCAGCAAGCTCCTTGTGGCCTGCGTCGGCTAACGCGTTGTACACAGTTGTTCTATCACTTTTTATCGCTTCGCGCATGTAAAATTCTAAAACTTTAACTAGCTGCTTACGAAAGGCCTTTGCTTGCGCCTGTATTGCAGAGGGTGCCGTGTCGCTGATCGAAATCACTTTTTGGGCGCAGCGCTCTGCGACCTCCTCTGGGGTAAACCCACGACCGTCAGTGGTGTGTACTTCTACCTTGAAATCGGGGTTTATGCTCAAGTCTAATGCTGGAAAACTCATTGTTTCGGCCTAATTAACATTCCAGTTCGGTATTCGTCGGTCACTTCTTTCGATTCTCCAAACATCTTCATGCCCATAATCGCTTCTGCAAACCGTTTTTCGTATTGTTGCATCATATCGGCCTCACCCTTCATATAGATGTAGGCTTCCATCAAGCTGCCATAAAGCATGGCAATCTCGGCATTTTCGCTTAACCACGTCGTCCCGCTGTCTGATCCAGCCGTCAAACTGGCCGGACGGTAGAAGTAATGCAGCTCAACCGCGTAGGAACTGTCGGGGGTGGGGCCCAGAATGAAGTTATCGACGTCAAAAACCGCGTAATAACGCGGATTTCCGGTTGTAGCGTTGTTTGGATTGAAGGATTGCACAAAATCAGCGTCTTTAAAGTCCAAAAACACCTTATTTGACGACCCGTCCGTAAAACTTAACGAGAAAGGGGCCAAAAAGTCGCTTGGACAAGCCAAATACTGGTTAGACGACGACATTGCACCGCTAACGTTCTTGCGAAACAAGCTTAATTGGACGTTTTTGAGGATGCGCTCCTCTGCCTGACGGATAAATACCGGCAAATTGTTCACAAAGGACGTTTCATCGTTCTCGGTGTAGTCCTGAATGGCCTGTTTTAGTTGCCCATATGTAAAGCTCATGTCGTCACCGTCACTTGGCCAACCTGACCGAAGCCTTGGCACGGTTTCAGGTTAGGATTTTCAACAAGAGGCACCCCGACAAACACATCAAGGGGCTCCACTCGGTCAGGACGCGCATTTTGCAGAGCTTCTGGGTCTACAACCTTGCGAAAGGGCCCTAATTGGGGGTGTTTCGGCTCATATTCGTCTGGTCCCACAAGCAAGCCATTCCACTCGCGCTTCATTACCTTATATGGGTAACGCTGCCCGGAGCGGTCTGATATTGCCCATGAATTTCTACCAGTCGCAAATTTCGCCATTAGCCAACCCTGTAGTATTCATACTTCGGAACGACATTGAAGGACGACCTATCACGATCTTCCGTCGCTGCGCGTTCAAATTCTTCTTCATACACTGCTTTTAGAAGCTGAACACGGTTCGGAGCCCTCTTCAAAGCAATGTAATAGGCCAGCCCCGCGGCTAAACAGGGGTAAAACCGAAAGGGAAGGTCCATTGTGTTCGTATAAATATCCGCATCATCCATCCGCGTTAGCGCATCATAGATAATAACGTCCGTAGAATTGTCCGGAACAGGCCAAAGTTTTAAATTTGGCGTCAATTGTCGGTCCAAGAAGAACTGATTTGCCCGTCCCTGCGTTGTTTTGTTTGGAATAGTCAAAAAACCGTCTCGGCTAAGACGTTCCAACGAGTAATCTGTTCCGTCTCGGCGGCAAACAACCGACAAAACGTCAATAACATCGGACCCAAGGTCGTATTCGCCATCGCCCTGCACCATCGTGATGCTGCGCTGTTTAATCGTCCATTGGTTTAACCCGCGGTTAGCCCAATCTGCCAACAATAGGTTGAGAGACCGCTTTGCCGTCTTCAGGTCGTAGCCCGTGCGGACCTCAAGCCCACAACGCTCAAACGCCTCCTCAACGTACTCGGCGACGTCTAGCTCAAAATCTTTGCTGCCAGAGGTTGTCATGCCTTTTTCCTACTCTTCTCGGCAGTCTTCGCAGACTGCTTGAATGCTTTGTCGGTAGGAGCGCCTTTGGACCCGGCTTTACGCATTTTTTCACCAGAACCCGCAGCAATGCGTTTCCGTTTAGCGTGAATGTTTGCGTATAGCCCTTGTTTAGCCATTATGCGTTCCTCACTCGGCAGCCACCGGCTTTTCCGCCATACTTCATCTTTTTGACCGGTCCGCCGTAGCTCATATGCTTAACGGCCCCGCCACAATTCATCTTCTTCACAGCAATCTTTTTGTAAGGTTTCTTAGTTTTTTTCATGTGTCACCCCAAGAATTTGTGAATAATCGGCGTTACGATTATCAGAATACCTAAACCCCAAATCTTGAGGTCTAATCCGTCCAAAGTCTTCTTCTGCTCAGTTAGCTTTTCTTCGACACGCTGATAGCGAAGATTGCACTCCGCCTCATGTTTCTCTAATTTAGCTAAAACGTCTTCTACGCGCATTTCTTCCTCACCAAGCTTTGCAAGACCAGTAACGGGCACTGAACTTGTCTTTTGCTGTGTCGCACGAGTGACGCGCTCTAAAGTTTTTTCGACGTCCCGGCTGATCTTTTTTAATTGCCATGTTCGGATCGCCGAAGCGAACGAGCTTAACGTCAGAGCCTTTCTTAGCGAGAACAGCGCTTTTCTTTGCTTTACCGGGAGTACGTTTTGGTTTGTTATATCCTGCAAAGGTCTCCCCCCGATAACTCAACCGGCCCGATGGCAAACGTTTTACATCTTTTGTCGTTGCCATTTTGACCGCACCTAACTGTAAAAGAACGTCATCGCCGTAATGTTGGTGGCTGTTGCGACGTAAATGTCGCTAGTAAACAAAACACCTTCATCTGGGATGTTCACAGAGTGTGAATCTGACGCCAAGAAATCTAGGTCAACAATTGTTGCCCCGCCATTTCCATCGGTCAGTGTTAGACGACCCGCGCCAGCGCCAGTAAGCGCCTGAATCTGACGTAGTCGAGCGCGGCCAACAGTGGCCGCTCCCGTACCGGTCAGACGTTTGGCTTTTACGTCTGAATTTGCCATTAGCTTTTCTCCTTCGCAGCTTTCTTAGGAGCAGCCTTCTTTTCCTCTTTTTTCATAGGTTTGCCGTCTTTATCAAGACCGCGGGCTGCCAGTTCCTTTTCAGAGGGCGCTTGGAATCTATTGCTCATAGATCAACCCCCTTATGACGCTGCGATGGTGCCGCCAGTGTCGGAACGCTTCCAGTTGGTGCCGTCAGAGAAGGCCAAAATAGCTGCGCCAGCCGCGCCGTTTGATACATAGATCACGGTGCCTGCACCCGCTGAAGAAGCGGAAGGAGCGCCTGCTACTGTATAAGTGGGAACTTTAATGTCGCCAATGAAACCGTTATCGGAAGTCACGGGACCGGAGAAAGTGGTATTTGCCACGTGTCACCTCTTGCACAAGGATTGGCTTCGCAGTCTGTGCAACGTCAGGAGGGCAACGACCTGTCTGCAAAGCTAATATGTTACGCCCTGCATAAATGATAACATAAGATTTGAAAAAAGAAAGGGGGCTCTTTCGAGCCCCCTCAAGTGCAGTTTCAGGGAGGATGGATCGTCGTGACCCAAGTCCCTTATACCATACTTTAAGCTGCGCCGGGAGTACCGAAAACGCAACGCCAGTCGGACACGCCGAAGGAGTAACGCTCACGGGCCTTGAAGCGCATGTTACCGGTGTCAAAGTCACCTTCCATTGCCGTTTTGATCGGCGAACGGTTGAAGTATTTGAAACCGTTAGGCGCATCAGTCTTGATGAAGAATGCGTCGGTGTCGGTGAGGAAGTGGTTAACCACCGCACCTTCAGGAAGCATACCCATAGACTTCATTGCGTTCAGATCATTGTCTGCGGTGCCAGAGCGCAGGTTCGAGTTGATAACTCGCTCTGCGATGAACTGAAGCTCTTTCG